AACGCCTTCGTTCATGCCCAGCCACACGGGTTGTTTCTGCTGCCCGAAGCTGCTGATCGGAATGAAATCCATTGGGATGAGGGACTGGTGCGCGATGCCCTGCGGCGTCTGCTTGGGCAGCGCGGTCTGGAACAGATAGTTGTCGAAAAACATGCCCGACCCGGCGCGCAGAAGGCTGCGGTCGTTGAATTGCAGGATGCGCTGCTCGTTGGCGCTGATTTGAATGTTTCCCCATTGCGTAAAGTAGCGGATGGATTGCATGAGCGACCGGATGCCCGGCTCTAGCGACTGGTAAAACAGGTCGCCGTTGACACTGACCACGCTCCGGTCGTTGACGCTGCCGTTCACCAGTTGCACGACCGTCTGCAACGGCTGGTTATTGTTCGTCGCCCCGATCCAGTCGGCGCGCGTCACCGGAACTTGCAAGGCATACACCGCCTTGCGCGTGAATATGAACAGCCGACCCTGGCCGAGCGCCGCGTCAATCGCCGCGCCATGCTTCAATGCCCGGATGATACCATCCTGCGTCGGCACGGTGAAGCCATCACCGCCGAGCACGAGCGGATTCTCAGTGACGTTCAACACGGCGTCGCGGAAGTCGTTCGCCAGAGTCCCGGAGCCGCCGCCCACGATGTCGCCCGCGGAGTATTGACGGCCTTGCGCGTACCACAACCGGCCCATGTAATAATCCATGCAGGTCGCCGCGGGAATTTCATTCACACCGGGAGTTCCTGGAGCGACGGCTGTGTTTGTGATGCCAATGGACCGGCGCAAGGTGGTCCCGTCCCAAAACAGCGGCAGCGTGGCGCCATCACCCGCCTGGATCACGAGGAAATTTTCCGCCTGACAGAAGAACGCAAACGGTTCATCCGTTGGATTGTTCGTTCCCGGAAACAACACCGTAAGATTCGTCGCCGCGCCAGTGTCCGGGTCAACCTGGTAAATCTGTCCTCCGATGGACGCGATCAGATAGGGGTCGGCGCCGACCGGCTCATACATGAACCATCCCTGGAACAGCGCCGACCCGTCGTGTATTTGACCGTTGAGCAGCCAGCCGAATCGCTGGGTGATTCCTCCGTCCCGGCAGGTAGCATTATCAAGCCACGCAAGCTCGTTGCGCGCTAGTCCGTTGGGGTTCTGCTGCGACTGGATGGTCGTCACCTTGACGCTGTTGACCCCACCAGAAAAGTCCAGTGACCCGTCAACTTTGGTGACATCGCTGTTGTGCGCCATGACGTGACCTTAACACCCGCGCCGGGAAACACCAATCGGATTCAAGCCCGAGCTTCGTGTCCGGCTGCCCAAGGCCCTGAGTCTCGATTGTGAAGTCTGCGTTCCGATTGCTGTGATTGGTGACAGCTTTGCGGACACACCCAGGGCGGACAGCGTTGCGGTCGTGGTTGCCGAGCCTTCCGCGTGGAGAACATCAAACGCCGTCGCTATCCCGATTGATCTCGGAAATCCGTTGACGCACGGAACCGTAGCAATGATGGGCGGCGGTGGGGGCGGTGGAGGCGGTGGAGGCGGCGCGCTGACTACGCACGCACCCGCAAAGACCATCTCCCCGAAGTAACATCCGCCGAACATAACTCATCGCTTGACCATCGTAGCCATCACATCGGGGCACGCTTCGATGTAGAACGTCATGGCGAATTGTTGAAACTCCTGATTGCGCGCGGCGACCTGCGGATGCAGCGTAAATCCCCAAGTCACATCGAAGTCGCACCTGTAACCCTTCGCCCAGTGTTCCGCGTCCGTGTGGGGCGCGTTCTGCATCCTCCAGCTTTTCAGCAGGTAGAAGAAGCCGAACCCGGAGATCGGAGGCCACTTGTGCGTCGGGTCGCCATAGGCGCGGCCACTGGACCAGAAGGGAGCGATGAGCGTCGCCTTGGCGCCAACCTTCATCACCCGGAACATCTCGTTATAGACATGCACGCGCTCCACCGCGTCGAAGTGTTCGATGCAGTGACTGCAATGAATTTCCTCCACGGAATTATCGAGCCAGGGCCACGGTCCGTTCAGGTCAGTGACGACATCCACGTTCGGGAATTTGATGGAGTCAACGCCGAGGAAGCCTTCCATCTTGGAAGGGCCGCTGCCGATGTTCAGCTTTAACGGTTTGTCCGGCACTGGAATAATCGCAGCCAGACGATTGATTGGTTTCTTGGTCTTGAGTTTCATTTCTACCACATGGTTTCTGTCGCTTGATCCCAGTGCCCGACACGGACTCCGCAATGAACCGCGCAGCGATAGCCATACTTCCGGGCATCACTGGCAAAATACAAATCCTGAGTGGCGCATCCACCCGCTCCCGACTGAGTGGCAAACCACGGCCTCCTGAGTTTTGGGTCTTTGAACATCGGGAGGCGAAATAATCCCATCCCCATTCCGGTTCCGCAGCATTCAATGACACCGCCGTTTGGATCGGGCGGTTGCGGACGGAAGTTCGTCGTTCCGTCCTTCGGGTCGCCCCACGCCTGAAGCACTCCACCCTCGCCTTTCGTGTAGTACGCCCCGGAAATCCAGGAGAGTTCGGGACGTTCCTCCATCGCCTCAATCAGTTTCAACACGCCATCCTGCGGCGGCGCGTTGTCATGTTCGAGGGTCAGAATCCATTCCCAGTTGCTCAAATCGGGATGGGTTAGTATGCCCTCGATGGCCGTGGAGTACGCGTGGCCAACCTCCATTCCTTGCGCCAGAATTCGGACGACTCCGTTGTTCGGGGGAAAGATGAGGTTCCAGTGTGATAGCGCAACCTTCGCCGGAATCATCGCCGCCGCGGGCAGGATGACGATGATTCGCTGCTTTTTCCACGATCCGCCCTTGATGAGCCGGGCCATCGTCTTGCTGGTGTCGCCGTTATGGGCGCCGCCGAAGTCCTGGATTATCAATTCAGGTTTCATGCTGATCGAAGTATCTGGAAATATAAAAGCTGGTTGGATACGACGGACGAGATCGCTGAGATTGGCAGGGCTGCCGTGGTCCCACCACCTACCGTGGTGAAGCTCCCAGCGCCAAATCCGAGGCTGCTGAAATTGGTTGAGCCCATGACACCAAACGCCAGGTTCGCCTGGGTCATCACGTTAAAGCTGGCAAAGCCGACGTTGCATTGGCTCGCCAGGCTGATGCCGGTGGAGTTGGTCGCGCTGCTGGTGGACATGCCAACCAGCATGACGTAAGGCCCTGCGGAGAGCGATGCTGCCAGATTCAAGTCACAGAAACGGTTGCCCGACCATTCTGTAAAGATTTGAGCCGTGGTGAAGCTGTACGAGTTGACGTTGCTGATTGAATACTGAGTGGTGCGATTTGTTGCCACGCCTTCCGCGAAACCACTGATGCCCTGCGTGTAGCTTTCCTGCGTGCCGTTCGTGGCTACGCTAATACTCTGCCGCACCGTCCAGGCAGCCGTTGCGGATGTCACCCACGTCAGGGAAAGCGAGCTTGCGCCCGTGTTCAACTTGTAAATCACCGCATTCCAGGTCGTGTACAGTTCCACCGACGCGCTCATGCTGGCGGCTGTGATCGCGTACCTCGTGCTGTTCGTCGTCATTACCACCGGGAATCGAAGGAACGAGGCGCTGATCGGTCGAGGCAGGAAAAATGAGACGGCATACGAAGTGGCGGACCCCGGGATCGCCAGGTTTTGAAGCGGGAAAGCCATTCCGTTGGCGAAGCTGCTGACGTACTCGGGGCCAACAATGGAAAGCGTGACGGAGGAGGCGTTTGACGACTGCGACAGTGTTATCTCGTTCACACCGGCGAAAATATATTGCAATCCGCCTCCGTCAAAAGTTCCAGTCGTCCCCGCCGTGTTTCCATTCGTGGACATGCCGATGTTGACCGGATTGAAGCTCGCAGTGATGGTGCTTCCGTTCAAACCGAAGCTAAGCTGATTCGAGTTGGAGAACACGACGGCGGAAAGATTGTTGCTGGTGGTTCCTGCGCTGACATTTATGTTCGTCAGGCTCGTGGCCACGGTTACGGTTGCTGTTATCGTTGACCCGTTCAGGCCAAAGCTGACATTGTTCGAGTTGGAGAACACGACGGAATCAAGCCCGGAACTCGTCGTCCCCGCGGAGAAGTTCACCGTGGCGGCAGTTGGCGGCGCGACTGAAGCAGTGATGATACTTCCCGCTGAAGTTCCAAAAGTGACGTTGTTGGCGTTGCTGAACGCCACGGTGGAGAACAGGAATGACCCATTCGAGGCTGAGGCCGCCACAGGTTGCACGGTCTGTCCCGCTGCGGCGGCCACGGAAACGGAAATACCCGTGGAATTGATCGTGCCACTGGCGTTCGTACCGGCGAAAGCGGCGGTCGCCTGGACGAAATCACTGCCGCGATTGGAGGCCATCGCCGTGGTGAGGTAGTTCGTTTGCACCGTGGCGGTGATGGTGGAGCCATTCAGTCCGAAGGTGACACCGTTTGAATTGGAGAACACCACCGAATCAATACCGGAGCTTGTCGTTCCCGCCGAAAAGTTGACGGAGGCTGCGGCGGGTCCCGCGACCGACACTGATATTCCGGTGCTGTTGATCGTCCCCGAGGCATTGGTGCCTGCAAAGGCAGCCGTGGCCTGCACGAAGTCCGACCCTCGATTGCTGGCCATCGCGGTCGTAAGATAATTCGTCTGAACCGTCGCGGTGATGTTCGTCCCATCGTATCCGAAGGTTACACCGTTTGAGTTTGCGAACGTCACCGCCGAGACGTTGGATGAAGTCGTGCCTCCCGAGATGTTCACGTTGCTGATCGTCGCGGCGTTGGACAGCATCGCGGTCGTAAGATAGGCGCCCGGACTCTGATAATTCGTCGCCACTGATCCGGTGATCGTTTGTCCAGCGACACCAAAGGAAACACCGTTCGAGTTTGAGAAAACCACCTGCGGCGCCGTCGCCACTCCCACCCCCGCCGAGATGCTCTGAATGATGACCGTCTCGATGTCAGTGAACACCTTCACGGAAACCGTGTTCGCAATCTGATCTCCCACCACGATGCTGCGAGCGGCGGTGCCTTCCTGGGCGCGGACAATGGTGAGCACATCCCCGACGACGGCGGTGACTCGGATGATCTCAGCATTGGCAGCCAGTGGATTCGTTCCCGCAGGCCAGACGGTCGAGTTGAATGGGGCGGCTGGGAAAAGCGCACCTTGACCGGCAGCCACGGTGAGCGACAATCCGGTCAGAGCGGGGACTGGCGCAGTAGCAACCGTGGAGTAGGCGAAATTCGCATGTGCGTCCATCGCTCAGATAATCATGCTCATCAACACGAACGTCAAGAAGTCGTCGGGAAGGTTTCTCAGGTATGGGTTGTGGTGGGCCCCCATGATTGATCCGGTTTCGATGGAGATGGACATGGTTCGCCACGGCGGTCAGTGGACCAAGCAGGATGGCAAGATCGCAGGCGAGGGATTGTTCCACCACTTCAAACGGTTTCAGGAGTTGCTGTGGCCGGAGCTTCAGTGGCACCGCTGGCGCGATCTCCAGACCGAGTGCTTCCTCAACTACACCTACATCGGCGAGATGGGCTGTGCCGCTGCTGGAAAATCGCAGACAGCTTCCGCGAACTGCCTGGCCGACTGGTATGTGTGGCCCGACTGCACCACTGTTCTGGTTTCCTCCACTGATCTATCGAGCCTTGACCTGCGCGCGTGGGGCATGGTGAAGCAGCTTCATCGCATCGCCAAGGACAACTACCACTGGATTCCAGGTCATCTCATCGAAGGTCGCCGCGTCATCATTCAAGACCCGAAATCAGAATCATCCGATGGCCGGGATTTCAAGAACGGAATTGTTGCGGTTCCATGTAAAAAGGGTTCGGCGTGGACCGGATTGCAAAGCTACGCTGGCATTCACAACAAGCGCGTCCGGCTGCTGGGCGACGAGCTTGCGCTCATGCCGCGCGTGTTTCTGGACAGCACTTCCAACCTTTCCAAGTGTGCGGATTTCAAAATGGTAGGCATCGGCAATCCCAACGAGACGACCAATGCCCACGGCGCGCTCTGCGAGCCAGCAGTCCACCTGGGAGGCTGGGAGGGAGGCATAGATCAGACGCCAAAAACTAAGACCTGGGAAACCCGATGGCCAAACGGAATATGCATCCAGCTTCCCGGCAGCGACTCGCCGAACATGGACGCGCCCGCCGACGAGCCGCCGCCGTTTCCGTTCCTGATGACGCGAAAGCAGATGGAGGACGACGCGCATATCTGGGGCGTGGACGACTGGCACTTTGCCATGATGAACGACGCGAAGATGCCGCGCGGCCAGGGCAGCCGCCGCGTTCTGACCAGGCAGGCGTGCGTTAAGTTCGGAGCGTTCAACCCTCCAAAGTGGCGGGATACGAGCCGTGTCAGCATTGCCTTCCTTGACGCGGCGTACCGCGGCGTCGGCGGCGACCGCTGCGTGTTTGGCGAGCTTCAGTTTGGACAGGAAGCGACCCGCCTGGGCGAGGACGTGGTGACTACGCTTCTGAGTCAGGCGGGCGGAGGAGTGACGCATCCGAGCATCATCGCCCTGATTGACCTGACCGTGATCCCGGTGAAGGCTGATCTCGTCACCGAGTCGCCCGAAGATCAGATCGTCGCCTTCTGCAAATCGCAATGCGAGGCGCGCGGGATTCCACCGGAGAATCTGTTCTTTGACGCGGGTATGAGGACCTCGCTGGTGACTTCATTCTGCCGCTTGTGGAGCACGGGCGTCAACTCGGTGGACTGCGGCGGCAGGCCGTCCGAAACCCAGGTATCCTCGGAGATAAAGACTGCGGCGCGGGATTATTATTCCAAATTCGTCACCGAGCTTTGGTTCTCGGTGCGCTACGCGGTGGAATCTCGCCAATTCCGCGGGTTGACCGAGGAAGCCTGCCAGGAATTCTGCCAGCGGGAGTGGAAGCTCGTTTCCGGCAATCGCATTGAGATCGAGACGAAGGATGAGATGAAAACCAAATGCTTTGTTTCCGGGACCATGGTTTCCACTCCAGACGGCCAGATTCCGATTGAGTCTGTGAAAGTTGGAGACTTGGTTGAAACACCGTTCGGAGCCTCTCCGGTCATCGTCGCCCATGAGAATGAAACCCAGCTCAATTTAATCCGATTAGAATTTACCAACGGAGCGACCCTTGTGGGAACGTGCGATCATAAAGTGTTCACCTGGGACAAGGGATGGATAAACATGGATAGATTGTCCTTGCATTCAAGGGTAGAATGTGTAAGTGATCTATGGTTATGGAAACTCGCAAATCGGTTTTTTACAAGAATGACCGCTACTACCTTCAAACTAGCGGTAGATACTATCAGCGCAGCCGGAACAAAGACCATCCGGGGCAGGAGCGCATTTTACACCGGGTTGTCTGGAACGACCACTTTGGGCCGATACCTAAAGGGAAATGTGTCCACCACATTGACGGGAATTGGAAGAACAACAGCATCCAAAATCTCGAACTGGTTCATCGCAGCAATCACGCCTCTTATCACTTTCGACTACTTTGGAAAGACCCGAAGTTCAGGAAGCGAAGAATGGCAGCCATCCCGAATTTCATCTCCAAGTCGGCTGACTGGCATCGCTCTGATGAAGGCCGAGCTTGGCACCGCGCCAACGGCAAAAACAACTGGCGGAAACGACAGCCCAAGGAATTCACCTGCTGTGTTTGCTCGGGAAAATTCAGAGCATTCCATTCCAACGCGAAGGTCTGCTCCAAGCGGTGTTCCAACAAACTTTTTCAAGATAGTTATGATGACGTGCCTTCAGTGTGCGCGTTCTGTGGCAAACCATTTATGGCTAATCGCTACTCAAAGTCCGCGCATTGCTCTAAAAGCTGCACTTCTGCTTCCGTGTGGCAATCCCGTAAAGGTGTACAACCTGACGCTGCGAGAGCATAACGCTTACTACGCAAATGGAATTCTAGTTGCCAACTGCGGACGATCTCCAGACCTCGCCGACGCCGTCGCGGTGGGATTATTCGGCGCGCGGAAACGGGGATTCGTGATTGCACGCCTGATGCCGGAAGATGATGACCTGCCGCGCGGTCGGAACTGGAAGGATGAGGCGCGCGACCGGGCGCGGGCACTGGCGATGTCGGGCCAGTTGAACTACGCGGCGTGATTACTTACCCACGCTAATCGTTCCGTCCGCCGTGACTGTGACCGTATTGGTATGTCCTCCAATCCGCGTGAAGTTCACCGTGCCATAGATCGAGGAGATTTTAACCGAGACGATGGCGGGGTCTTTGGCCAGTGCTCCGACGAGCTTGGTGACATTGGTGGTGGAACATCCGCACAGCAGAATCAAAGGGGTCAGCAACAGAAGTTTCATGGTCACTTTCCTTTCAGTTTCTTCAGGAGAGAAATCAGCGTGGCCACGCCGACCGCGATGCCGACGAGCAAGGAAATCAGCCGCAGCCATGATTCAACATGCGAGGTAAACGAGACACTCACTGCCAGTGCGGTGCTCGTCACACCGACCGTCCCCAGCGTCAGAATAGATTTCATGTCGGTGTTGGGAAAAACCGGGGGCTTCAAGCTCAAGGCCATAGGTAGAGTCAGGAGTGTGATGGTTTTTGCGAGGCTCAAGGAAAGGTGATCGTGTAGCTGTTGTTCGTGCTCGTCACCGTCGTGCCCGGCGGCAGAACAAAGGTCAACCGGACGTTGCCGGGCGGTGACGGCGCCGTCGGCGCAATGTACGACACTTGATTCGACGGCAGGCTTTCCAGCCCACCTTTTTGAGCAGTAGCCGTGAAGTACCACTGCGTGCCCATTGAAATGGTCACTGTGCCCGTAAGGTTCGTGCCCGCGCTTGTGACTACCGGCGCAGTCATGCTGGCGGACTGGCTGGCGTACACGACGTAGTTGGTCACGCCCGGCGTGGGGCTCGCGTCCCATGCCAGTTTTAGCTGGGCGCTCTGAGCGAGCGAGACAATCGCTGTGATTGAAAGGATGAGAATGGCTATGCTGGTTTTTTTCATTGTGTGCTGGTGGAGAACCTAGCCTATTCAGGAATGCGTTTCAACATTTTCCTTGGATCTATCCGCCGCACTTCTGGTGTGACGGTCGCCGTCGTCATGGCCCGGGCGATCAACTGTTGGGCGTTGTATTCAGGATGGCGTCGCGCCAGAAGCGCGAGGCAGCCCGCCACAATCGGCGTGGCATAACTCGTGCCGCTCGAATACGTGCCGCAGGCCGTGATATTCCGGCCCGGCGCTCCGATGCAGTTCGTCCCCGTTCCTGAAGGATGATAGTGCTGTCCATTCCGATCCGTGCTCGTTACCGGGAGAATGTTACGCATGACCCGTGCGTAGGAGTACGGATAGTCCACCAAGTCTGTGTCCATGTCGCCGTCCACATTGGGAACAGCGCAGCAGATCACGACGCCTTTGGACTCGGCGTAGCGGCAGGCGTTGCTCAACCCTTCGTCGTTGAAAGAGAATCCCTCCGCCATGACGATTATGCGGCAGCCGTTGCTGACGCAATAGCAGATGCCGTTCACGAAGGACGGCACTCCCCAGCGCAGGATGTTCACGAATATCTGATCGCTGAATGGCGCTACGGTGAACACGAGTTTGGAGATGCGATCACCGTGGCCGTTCTGCATGTCAATAATGCCAACCGTGACGCCACGCGCGTCCGGCTGGATTTTCCAGGCTTCCTCCAGCGCGAGATCGTTCGTGCCCGTCTCCTTGGATTGATAGACACCGTTCAGATAAAGATGCGACGCCTTGCCATTATTGTGGACGTACCACGGCGGATCAACCGGCTCGTCGCGTTCGTAAGCGGGATTGTTGAAGAAGGGAACAAGGGCATAGCAGTTGAATGCCAGCATCACCATGACAGCGGCGAGGCGCATCAGTTGGTGAACACCGTGTTACCAGCAAGGATCAATGCGGCCTTGTCAATGATGCCCTGGCCAGATGGTGCTGCGCTAGTGCCAGTGGATATGTCAATCGTTGAAGTCGTAAGTCCTGATGCCACACAACGAGCCAGGATTAAGTTCACCGATGCGGCGTCCAGAGCGCATCCAAAGCAGTTCAGGAACGCAGGGTCCCCAAAGATAAGATTTGGGATAGAAAGAGAAACAATCGGATTCCCCTCT